TGCTTCTGCTAATCTTTCTGCATCATTCTTTTCTTTCATTGTAAATACTTCACCGTGTTCTTCTTTAGCCATTTTAAATTTCTTTGTGTTCTTGCTTTGTACGTCTATAAACACTTGTGATTCAAATACGTCATTCTCTAATATGGCGGTATGCGTTAACCAACCATCTCTTAGCGCTTGACTTTTAGGTGATCCATACTTCATTACGTTATAGTATGTTTTAGGTGATTCTAGTAATAGTTTTATATTTGAGCTGCTAAATGCCCATTTATTCATAAAGCCATAATAGAATTCATCATCTAACATTTTAGATAACAGTTCTGTTTTGTCATAGTATTTTCCGTCTAATAGTTTTATTTGTTTATCCATAAGCATATCTAGTATTATTAAGTCCAAAGTTGTTTTTGTGATGTGTGGTTTTTAAATCTTTTCATAGTTGCTTCATAGTATTCTCTGTCTATCTCATAAGCATCTAAATCATATTTTAAATTATGACAAGCTATTGCTATACTGCCACTTCCTAAATGTGTGTCTAATATTTTATCACCTTCTTTAGCATAGTTCATTAATAGCCATTCATATAATTTAATTGGCTTTTGTGTTGGATGTATTTTTGTATCTATTCCTTTTGCCATAAAACCACCTGCATTACAATATCTAAAAAATCTTGTTGTTTTATCAAATGATGTCCAGGCTAATTCAAAATCAGAATAATTAGGGTTAGACACCTTTTTATCCCAACAAACCCATCCTCTGTTTTCATAAAGATCATCTGTATAATAATTACCACCCCAAATAATTTGATTTACACTAACTCTAAACACTTCTTTAAAATATTTTGATTTAGGTCTAACATTATCATATAAATGTTTTTTTTCTTTTATCCATCTATCATTATATTGATTACCAATACCATAAGGTGGATCAACAATAGCTAAATCATATTGATTGTCTGCCATATCTTTCATAGCTTCCATACAGTCCATATTATATAAGTTGATCATTTATTCTTCTCTATATATTTCTGTAAGTTCGCTAATGCTCTCCAGGCTACTTTAGCATCGTGTGGTATACCATCATCATCTAATGTACCACAGTCTATTAAATGTCTCGCTAAAGCATCTAGTTCATCTGTAGATTTATTTCTATCCCAATGCAAAGGTTTATCAGGATGGTGTTGCTGGTTTCCTATATAACTAACCTGTGCTACCATTTTAATTGCATCAGGAAAGTATCGTACCACACCAGAGTATACAGGTATTTGTTTTCGCTTTTTGTGTTTGTTCATAATACTTCTTCTGTCAATCTATATGTAAGAATTATATCTAGATCTTTACCATCATATTTATATGTCTTATTTTCCATAGTAAACCTAAATAGAAAACTAAACATATCTACTTCTATAAGACTACCTTTCTCTGGTACTGTATCAAAATGCATCCACATAGCATTTATAGTATCTAGTAATTTATCTGATACATCCTCTGATGGTTGCTTACCTAATATTTCAGTTGAAATTTTTATCCTCATATTGTTTGAGTTGTTTAATTGCTTTGCTTTTTTCGTCTATCGCTGCATCTCTTTGAAACTTATATTGCATTACAGCTTTAAGCGCTAGATCTCTATCTCGTTTTAATTCTATTATATGCCATTGTATATCTAAAAAAGATTCTATTACTTTTTTTAATTCTTTATTGTCTTGTGCTTTTTTATTCCATTTGTTTAATAGCTCTAATATTATAGTAATATTATGATCGCACTCAAACTCCTTTATTGCATCTAGCTTTTTATAAGCATCTATCAAATCCTGATTCATTGTTTATATAACTTGCTTGTGATTCTTCTAATAAATATACTTCTTTTTCTTTTTTTGTTTTAGTCCAAAGTGTTGTGTCTGGACAATTTAATTTTTCTAGCTCTGGTAAATTTAAGTTGTTTAACCAAAATATATACATTCCTTTAGGATCAAATACTAAATATAGCTTATGTATTTTTTGTGGTAATTGTAACAATCTTTCGTATTTACCTTTCTCTAACATTTTAGTTTCATAATACTTATGCCTAAATTTCATTTCTATTACACATTCTTTTTTCTTAGGTGTTAATCCTTTTGCATCAAAATATTCATAGTCTTCACCACACCAGGTTAAGTTCCAACCATCTAAGTTTAATATTTTTACAACTGTTTGTTCCCATCTATGTACTTCTTTTATACCCATTTTTATAAATAACATTTAGCTCGTCTACAAACTCTTGTATTCTACCTATTATATGTTCTCCCTTACAAGTGCATAGTACTTCGTATGGATGATCATAATATTTTGCGTGTAGACTTTCGATTAATTTTAATTCGTCTTTTGCTATTGTGTTATTTTTAACGCCTTTAAATTTAGTCCATTGATCGTAGTCAATCTTAATCATTTGGATTTTATCTGTCATCTTTTTATTTGTATTTTATTCCAATCTTTTTTTCTCTTATCACAACCGCAGTCATTGTAACCAAATAATTTAGCTACCCACGTTGCAATTCTTTTACCATAACCTAACGTTATTATATTAATTATTTTTTCTGCTAGATCCCCTAGTCCAATCGAATTTTTCATATTGTTTTTTTACAAAATCTTTTACTTTTAAATATGTGTTTCTTAAAGATACATAACTTATATTAGTTTCTCTTTGTAGTTCAGATATTTTCTTACCACCCGACAACAGTTCAAATATTGTTATATCATACCAAGTAAGTTTTTCTCTATACTCGTCTGTGAATTCTTCTAACTTATTAAATAACATATCTTCGTCTATAGTACTTTTCTTACCATACTTAGCTAAAGCTGCACAAACATCAAAGTTTTCACTATCAGTTGTAACAATAAGATCTTTACGTTTACTATTGTGTTGTTTTAATCTAAGGCAAGAATGAAATATAATTTTGTAACAGTAGAAATAATTTATATCATTTTCACCGTATCTTAAATCTTTACCATTCTTTGTAAGATGATCTATTTTTATATACATTTCGCTTACTATATCTTGACAGTCGCTTTCTTGACAGTTAAAAGATTTACATATTCTTAACCAATCATTATGCTTCTTATATGCTATTTCAAGAATCACGCTTTTCTATTAAATGTAATAAATTTTTATTGTTAATACTAAAACCTACATTGTTAGCTAATGATCTAAACTCTATAGGGTTCTCTAATGGTGTAGGTCTACCACCACTATCTATCTCTTTTATTTTTATTATAGCTAAATATGTATTAGTCCAGTATTCTGGATGATTTGTGTACCTGTGTAATATTAGAAAATTGTCGCTCTTGTTTAAAAACTTACCCCCTCCTTCTGCAGATCCTGCACTAGGCGGTTGTATATATCCTTCAAATTTATGTCCGTTAGGGTGTTTGTGTCTTAGTGATTCTGTTACTGCGTGTGTAATTAAATATATAGAACATTTATTTTTTCTTGTAAATAATCTATAATCTCCCATAACTGCGTAGTCGTATTCGTGACCACCGTATGTTTTCATTAACTCTTTATCTCTTATAAGTGAATTGTATGGATCTATTAATAAAGCGTGATAATCAAATGTTTTTTTTATTACTTCTGCTTGTCTTAATAATTCACTAGATGTGTATACTTCTTCTATGTTAACGTATCTAAAGTGTTCGTGAATCCATTTAATTTTTTCTTTCCATACCTTATCTGGTATTTTATTAAATGGTAAGCCCACTAAAAATTCACATAGCTTTTTACTTATACTACTTGGTTCATTCTCTGCAGAATATATTAAGTATTTAAGATTATACTTAACAGCATATAATAAAAGTAAATAAAGTAGTGTGGTAGTTTTACCTGTTGATGCGTGTCCGAGTACTACATTAAAGCTACTAAACTTAAATCTCCAGTACTCATCTATCTCTGGTATTCCAAGTCGTAGACCTTCCCTAATTTTACCATTACGAATGTCATTCAGTCTACTAACTTGAGAACTTAAAGATACAGTATTAGAATGGGAGTCCGTCATCGTCATTGTTGTTTCGATCAGGACTGTGTTCCTTACTGGTTACTTCTTTATAATTATTGCTTTCTAATTTGCTGTATGGTTTACCAGCTTTACTTATCATAGTAACAAACTTAAGATATCCTTCGTTTTCTTTAATATGTTTTTGTATATCGGGATCTTCTAATTGTTGTTTAAACTTTTCTACGTTAAGACTATTTTTAGAAACTATATAGTCTTTTGTGCCTTTATATGTGTAAAGACCATTTATAAATATTGTATCTGTTTTAACTGCCATTGTTTTGTGGTTTAGTTGTTA